ACCGGTCACGTCCTCCGGATGAATCAAAGATTTTCCAGTACACCAAATCTTGGTGCATTTACCTACGGTTTCATTATTAATGGCATTGAAGATCGTAGTTTTCGCCATTCCCGGCGGAGACACAAGCAAGATATTTCTGGTTGGACACATTCCGATAGATTGCAACATGCTCATATTGGCTAACACATCAACAGTATTTACTCGAATTTTTTCAATCAAATCAGGTTTTAATATTATGTCATTCCAGGTCGTTTCTTTAGCTCGTTTAAAATCGAGAAATCCGCGATTATATTCTAGACATCTCTTCAAATAAATATCATTAACCATTACGGAATGGCGGAAATCATCAAAAAATTCCTGTATTACGATTTCATTTTTTGGATTAACCTTTAGTTTAATTGAACAAGAATAAGGATTCATATAACAAAAATCAAATTCAACAATCAATGGGATATTATGACGTTTATTTAACAAAAAATAAGTACCATATACGGGGGCTGTTATTGATGTATCTAGATCGATATTTATCTGTTGATATTGCGTGTTAAATTTTTCAAAACGTTTCAATTCTTGGAAAAAATCTAATTTTTCAACAAACGGAACAATTTCATACGAACCGGATATCATCAATTTTAGAAATGCATATGTATATTGGTTCCGCAACCATGAAGGGTATCCTTCGCTAATACTTTTTGCAACTAATGAATCACATTTGATCCACAATTCATAAGCCAAAATATCGGACGGAGGTAACGGAACATGGTTTTCAGATTGTTTCCTGTTATATTCTTCTCCCTTGGAATAATAGGAATCAAGAACATAGTTTACTAAATTTGATAATTGGTTAGGTAAATTATATTCTTTCTCTGATAATGCCGATAAATATGATGCGATTTTTGAAAGCATAGTAATTTCTATATATGGAAGAGTATCATAGATTTAAGGTTTAAATTATTAAATTGAAATTGAATGTCAAAATTTTCAGGGATGCTTCTTTCATTAAATCAGGCGATGTGAGTTCCGCATATTGGTTTGCCAAGGATATTAAGGGGGCTGATATAGAAAAGTTGCGGGAAGTTGTTATAAAATCAGGCAATGCAGAATTGATCAAGCAATTTGAAATTGAGTTACCCAGAATTTTGTAAGTATTTATAAAATAAATTTATATGTAATATGCATTACCAGTTCCAATTATAATAGACAATAAAATGTCACCAATAATTAAATTATTTTGAATGTCTAATCCAATCACCAAATAAACCCAATCTTCGAGCTTGCTGGACAATAGGAAATAATTGAATCCAAGCCTCATATGGCATGTTTGTACGAAATGAATTACACCATAAACAAGCAGGTAAAACGTTATCTTTAGTATGCCCTTTAGAATTATCGATTCTATCCGGTGCTATATGGGCAGTGCTGCCACAATAGACACACGATTGTTTAATAATTTCTTCTACATCTTGAATTGTCAAATTGAATTCCTGATTTCTTTTTTTATCTCCTTTTCTAGCATTCCATAATATAATTTTTGCGTTATTGTTTTTGGCGTAATTTTTAGTTTTCTTGATTACACAACTTTTACAAGTTTTGCTTGGAAATTTATAAACTTTATCATTTTTTCCAAAAGCCGTGCACCAATAATATTGATCAACAGATTTCTCAATTTTACATAATTTGCAAATCACGAATTTTAAATCAGAGATTTTTATGTTTTCAGACATTATTCTTCTCCCAACATCCTACCCAATTACCGAATAAACCAATATTAGTAATTCCTTTTATTTTTGGAACAAGATATAACCAAGCTTCCTTTGGCATAGACCCTTTAAGGTTATTACACCTGATACAAGCCGGAACTGTATTTAAAATGGTATGCCCGATATTATTATCAATCCTATCAATTGACATTTTGATATCAATTGATTCACAATAATGACATGGTTTTGAGAGCAAATTTCTAATAATTTCACGAGTCATTTCATTTTGGCGATTGTTGATTTTATCCATTCGTCGTGAATTATGCAATATTTTACTATCAACATTGGTTTTAGCATAAATTCTCGATTTTATGTTATTGCATTTCTTACATTCCGTTCGATAATATGATTTACCGTCCTCATGCGGAAACAAATAAAAATCTTGAAGCAATTTTTTCTGTTTGCAGATTCTACATATTCTTGTATACTCCATACATTGAATAAATTACCAAAGATTTAGAATTGGAAAACTAAAGTTTCAATCTCAAATTTTTCAAATTCTTATTCGAACTTGAAATGTAACTAATAAGGTGTTCTATAAAGGCTCTAAATACGAATTCGAACTTGAAATGTGACTACAATCCACTCGAGGGGGAATACTGGGACGTAAATTGCAGAAACTCTTAACACCGTCGGATCGTCCGGGTCTACCACGGCTGAAATTGCTCCAACCTTGGAAACAATTTCACGATCAATCATCCGTGAAAACATTCCGACCATGGTGTTTTCAACGGCTTTCGGAACAGCCCCGGTGAATTTAACTCCAATGAACGGATCAAGTACCGCTCTGGCAGATTGTTGTACGAAATCGATTGTCAGTGTGACGCTCGGAGTACGAGTGAATACGTTGTCCACCTTGGTCGTTAAACCATGGCGTACCCGAAGAACCGGATCAAACGGCTCTAAGATGGAAACTCCGGAAACTGCAACGGAGTTTGCCTCAGTCGGATCGAGAATTCTGCCAACTCTCTTGAATCCGAAGATCTGACGCCGTGTCCATGGCGTTGCAACGTCAATGGACGGAGAGCAAGAAGATCCACCAAGAGCAGCCGCTGCGAATGATCCGTCAACTACCTGGTCTATCTCGTTTCCTTGCAAATCGGAAACTCCGACAACATACAGATCAGGATATACGATAACCATGCGCTCAGAGTTTATGCCCTTGGCTATTGCTGATACTCCCAGAGGAGTGGTTCCGGCCGCAACGCCGACAACGCCGATTCGCTCTCCTTCCTGTCGAGGAGCGCTCATGAATGAGCAGTGTTGCAAAACAGCCGCAAATATTTGCGGGTCCGTGCCCAACGGAATAATTACGTCCTGCTTTATATTTCCTGGTAGCGCCTTGCGTTGCTCATTGATTGCTGCCACGAAATCGGTTAGCGATGCCTGCGAGGAATTAGCAGCGCGCAATACCTGTTTGAGAGCTACGATTATGGTGCCATTGAGAATGGCCAATCGAGCTCCAAGAGCCAACGGATTTGCCGGTACTGGCTCTCCGAAGTTGGCCTGAATCTGCTTGAAATCCCGGAAAAGCTGAGTTGATAGATCAGTCTTCTGGAATTGGTAGGAGACATAATACACGTCTCCTATCGCCGGTTCGTTTCCAGTACGCGGGAACGTCTGGAGAAGCGCAGTCGTATCGAGCGCTGTTCCGACCGTATTGAATACGGTCGTATTCAATCCCGGAATCGCTTTGTGGGGGATTGAAGCGTCGCATGTGAACACGGAATTCACGAGTATTGTGAAACTCCCGCCAACCGTATAATCACCGGCTGTCGATGCGAGGACCGAGAATCTCAATCCTGTCCTTGCATCGGTATAAGTCTGACCCGGGAAACCGGAACCACTAGAACCGATGAGACCGGCACTGGATGTAACATCAAATCCGGATTGGGAAGCTTCTCCGATATCTCCATCGCCCGGAGCGATTCCAATTCCCGTATCGGTAATAAATACCGTTGAGGCTACCGCTGTGAAATTTATAATAGATCCGACACCAGCAGTCAGAGAGTCAATCCGCAAGAAATTACCGAGACCGGCCACGTTCATACTATAAGCTACACCTCTCGCACCGAATACGACGTTAGCATTCAAAGCGTTAGCAATATTGGCTGCCGTAGGCTGAGTACGATTTGCAGTCTGACCAGAGATGAATCCGAGAACGGTCAAGCTTGAGCTTGTCGACTGAATTGTTACGCTAGATGCGACCGTGTTTATGGGCGAGGTCAATACGAGCTTATCAAGGTTAATTCCCTGACCAACCGACGCTGGCCCGGCAATCGATGCATCAGCAGACGTAACAGTATTAACAACATCCGCAAGAATATGGAATACAACACTTATTATGTGCGCATTATATTTAGCCTTAATATCATTAGCAAGAACTATAGCAGAAGGCAAATCAGTAGCAACCGGAGCAGTTACGGTGTTAACCAAATCAGGAGCGAGATGGAAAGGCCCGCCGACATCAGCGATGTGAGCATTATATAATGCTCTTACATCATTCAAGATGGTAATACAATCAGCCAGAGTTACAGCAACCGGCGGACCAATTAAAGATATGTTGACAGCATCAGGAAACGGATGGATACCGGGAACAGGGAAATCTCCAATATGTGCGTTATAATCGGGAGTAAGCGGAGCGGGGGCTGACCTAATTTCATTCGTAAGCGTTACGAGGGTTGCCAACGCGGCGGCGGTAACTGCCGCTGATGCAACGGTATTATTGATATAAGTAACTACTGTGCTGACTGGAACAGCACTGGCCGCCGGGAAGGTCGTAGAATAATCTAGACCGTCGATGTTGTAGTCAAGCAGATCGTCAATACCGGCCTGAATCAGATACGGTCCAACACTTGTTCCAATAAGCTGTGCGGGCTGATTAAGAGCATTGTATCGACCATTTGCCGTTAGATTCAGAGCCAAACCGAGAAGAGTTGACCCGTCCGTGTCACCGGCAAGCACCGGAGGAATGACCCTGACACTAGACAAAAGTCCGTTCGTGACCGAGGGAACGTTTCGTCCACGAACCACAAGCACCGATTCGGTTCCATAAGCGAGAACGCTAGCTAAAGCGTTCGGAGCCGTCGCCAAGAAAGTCGGACTGCCATCAGCATGTACTTGAACATCAAGATCCACCGCAGCGTTGATAGCAGCAGCCGCACCGGCAACAGTAACCGCCAGCGATATATCGACCGTAATGGTTATGCCATCAATAACAAGTACAACCTTGTCAGTGGCGAGCGGAGCGATCACAGAAGTAGTAGGTTGTCCTAACAAAAAGGCTTGGAAAGCCGTGCCAAGCGGAACGGTGAAAATACCAAGGGCATCGATATTTACGCTGCCGAATGCCGCTACCGGGGCATAAATATCATACGGCTCAGGGTTATCGTTAGAAAATGACGCATGCGTGGCCGGATCAGCCGTAAAAGTTACGGTTACGGTTTCTGAAACCGGAGTACCGATGCCGGAATGAATCGCATCGGTTATATTCTCGACGCCGCTAGGCCATTGAACAGTCTGTGGCAGGCCAGCCTTTGATCCATACTTGATCGAATACAACTTCGCGCCATTCGAGTTCTTTGAAATCTCGTATTGACCAACACCGCTGGCACCCGGAATGGTTACCCGGAACGTATAAGTTTCGTCTTCGATTCTGTTATACCAGAATGTAGCATAAGCCTTGAGATCAGCCGGAACCGGGTCTTTGGTCGTGAATGAATTTGTCGCGGAATCAACTGCAATCACAGCTACAGCCGGTCGCGACAAAGCATCACGAAGAGTCTTGCCGATACGAACAATAACTAGATCAGGCCGATTTGTCGGCAGATCAATTCGACCATTCGTAACGGTCTGATACAACGAAATCCCGAGCGGGGTATCGACTCCGTTACCGGTCGTGGGAGTTTCCGGCATTACCCATCGAGTAGTTGATACCGAATTGGTAGTGGTATCAACGTATCTAGTACACTCAACAGAGAACAAGCGCTCATCAACAAGCTGCCCGATGATCTGATTGCCATTCAGAGGCACAGATCCTGTCTGAAGCAGAGATGATACGAAGAATGCTGTTCCCCATTGAATGATTGACTGATCACCTTGATTGATGATAACGAAATCAGCACCGTTGATATAATCACGAGTCCCCGGGGCTATTCCAACATCACCGACTGTCAGAACATTCGAATTGGGGAGGAAATCAAAGGTATCTTGGAAAGTATTGAAATAATACTGGATGGTGACAGTCTGACTAGCAAATGGAGCAGCAGCTAAAGTGACAGTCTGATTCTGGCCGTCAACAGCAGAAGGGATTACCTGCGTTCCATTAACTTTGACTACGACCTTTGACGGGTCGGTAGTGGTAATACCAC